AAATGGTGAATGGATATCAAAAGATATATCAACTGCACAATTTGCAGAAATAAGAAATGAAATCTTTAAACATGCTGATGGTGAAGAATCATCTTGGAAATTAAAGAATAATAGTTATAGGGATACATATTGTGAATTTAGAGATTATGGTCCAAGAGGTGAAACTGCATTTATAGAAGATATGATGGTAGCAGTAAAGACAAAAAGTTTTGGACCAGTTTGGGATAAATTTCTTGAATGTTTAATTGATGGTCACGTATTTATGATTATTACTGCAAGAGGACATGAACCACAAACAATTAGATTTGCTGTTAATTGGATTATTTTTAATTGTCTTAATCCAAAACAAAAAGAAGAAATGGAAAAGAATCTAAGAGAATTTAATGTCTTATTTGGTTGGGATGATAAAACTTGGTCATTTAAAGATTTAATAAATCACTACTTAGATATGTGTGATTTTGTCGGAATTTATTCTAGTTATTTTTCTAAAAAATTTGGTACAGAAGGACAATCTGCAAAACCAGAAAAATATAAATCAATGGCAATTAGATCATTTACTGAAAAAGTAAATGATTTTGGAAAACAAGTAAATAGAAAAGTTAGAGTTGGTTTTTCTGATGATGATTTATCTACTGCTCAACATGTTCATAAATATTTAAAAGATGAATTATATCTTGATTTTCCATTAGAATATACTGTATATCATACCAAAGATGGTATTGTAAAATTATAAAAGAAACTCTTAATTAAGAGTTTCTTTTGTTATTATTCCTAAAATATGTTCTTCAATCCATTCTCTACTATACATTGGTTGACCATCTTCATCTAACATACTCATTAGCTGTTCTGCCATTTCCATTCTTTTATTATCACAATTACAATTATTACAATTACAATTATTTTCCATATCTATATATTTTATTTTTTATTTTATTGTACCGGTGCTTGTGGTTGACCACCTTGTGCTGGTGCTTGAGCTGGTGCTTGAGCCCCACCTTGTGCAGGCATTTGTGCTCCACCACCTTGAGCTGGTGCTTCACCTGTCACTTCACCACCATCACCACCACCATCTTTTTCATTAAAGAAATCTGCACCTGGTCCACTATTTAGTCCACCACCGCCACCACCACCTTCACCACTACCATCACCAGTAGGAGTTCCAGCAAGAGCTGATTTTTCTTTAAGTTTATATTTTTCATTTTCTGCAATTTCTTCATCAGTAAATTTCATAATTTTTCTTATAATCCATTCTGCTGCTAATACAGTTTCACCTTCTGCATTTACTAAATTAGTATTTAAAGTGGATGCAATTTCAGCTCTTTTAGATAAGTTAGCTAAATATTTCCATTCTTCAAATAATTCATTTGCATTAAATTCTACATTAAGTTCTTTAATAAAATTATGGTCTTCAATTAATTCAGGGAAATCTCTCATCATTTGAATTTTAAGAGGTTTAACTATAAGTTCTCTATATACAGTTCTTATTCTTCTAATGAAATTATGAAATTTCATTTCATCTCTTGTTAATTCAGCAGCATCACTATAAATAGTACCACCACCTGATTCTGTTTCAAATCTAGTAAACGGCATACGGGATGCTCTTTTTAAATTACCCATAAACCAATTAAGCATCATATCTTCATTTAAATCATTACCATTAGGTGTTTCAATTGTAACTTCTGGTTGTCCACCTTCTGAAGATGTAGGAAACCAAAAATCTTTACTATGTGGCATCTGTGATGAACCATTAATAGACATAGTACCTAAATTATCATCCCAAGTTATTTCTTCATGATATTCAGACATCAATTGAAAGATTTGTTGTTCAGCTTGTTGTCTTGATAAACCACCAACAGGAATAATAAATTTTTTATAAATTGCTGCTTGATTAATGTTATAAATTAATTTAGTTTGTTCAATTAATTTAACTTGATTATAAGGTCTAATAAGTGGTTCAACATAAGAAGTTTCACCATAATCCATATTATTACCATAAGATATATAAATAATTTGTGCATCAAGTAATACTCTTCTTAATTTAGGATCATCCGGGAATTGAATCCATACAATAGTTCCTGATTCTGGATCAGTTGCAGGTACTAATGTTAATGGGTCTAATTTCATTAAGTCAGTTATATTTCTTTGTTTTTTATCATAAACAATTTCATAAGCAATAAAACCATCTATTAATAAATCCCTCATCATATACCAAGCTTTAATACCATCATTAAAACCAAAAGTATTATATAATCTATCAAAATTCTCATGTACTTTTTTCCTTATTACATCATCAAATTCATCTGGTAAATCTTTGGAAAAACAAAATTTATTATCATCATCAAAAATTATACATTCATCTGCTATTTGATTTACATAATCTCTAATTTCATCTTTAATAGAATATTGTCTTAATATTTTTCTTTTATCAAAATATGACCTATCAAGATATGCAATAGATTTCTTATCTAATATTTTAGATATAATTTTCTTTGTAAATAAATCATACATTTGTGGTCCTTGAACTTTACCATCAGCAGAAGAACCAACATAACTTTGTGGATCATCATTAGCACCAATTGCAAAGGATTGTTGAATAGAAGATATATCATATGCTAAACCATAGTTACTAATTTTTCTTAACATTTTACTGAAGAATCCACTGTTTAATTGATTTGAACTATTTTGTTGTTTGTAACCAGCCATTTAATATTTTAATTTTTTTATTATATATAAAAGATTATCTATTCAAAATCTATTTTTAATCTTTTATTAACTTATAATTATTTTCTAAATTTCTTAATTTTTTATAATAATCTTTTATATCTTCTTCATATGTCTGATGCATTTCAGATAATTCTTCAACTAATTTTTCTAATCTTGCTCTTTCTTCTGTACCCTGTTCATATTTTTCCATTAATTCTTTCATTAATACTACATTAATTTTCCTCATATGTACATGTATTATTAAATACATTAAATTAGTTGATACCCCAAATATTTCTTTTATTTTTGTTATATCAAATGCAGATATTGCATAATTATAACCACCATTAGTTTTTAGTGTATTAAAAATTTGTTCAAAATTAACCGGAATTGGTGTTTCATCAATGACATTTATTGCTCCACCATTCTTATCAAATAATTGTTTAAATACTTTATTCATTTGATTAAAATATAAAACTTTATAATCATATGGTAAATAATCTAAATTTATTGCATAAATAACATGCTTATTACTTTCTTTTACCCTATAATCTATTGTAAAAATTGGACAATAAATACTATTTTTATTGAAATCATAACAAATAAGATAAAATTTTCCCACTTGTAATTTATTATGAGGTACATTCATAAACCAAGGAACTTGTTTTTTCCTCATAGAAAATACTTCCTTATTTGATGCATCTACTAATGAATTTAAATCACCACCATATAAACCACGTAATGCACTTACATAATAATCAAAAGGATGTCCTGATTCAGTTATTAGTGCCATTATTTATATCTTTTTTTATAAGGACTTTTAGGTGGAATTAAACCTTCTTTTATTAATCTATCTTCAGTTATTATTACAAACTCCATTCCCATTTTTTCAGCAAAGGCAACACTTGCAGACCACTTGAGCTTGTTCTTTATGTGAGTTCTGACCGCATATTCGTAGTTTTCTAATGCTTTTCCAGTTTCATTCAATGGTCTAATTGGTGGTATTAATTCAGATGCTGGTTTTATTTCAACAATAATTTTTTTATAATCAAGTGGATCACCATTTCTCATAATATGATAATAAAAATCTGGATAATACCTATGTGATTGACCTTTGGTATCATGATACATAATAATAGGTTGTTCGCAAGCCCAACGGATAATTTTTTCATTAGTGTCCAAATAACGACAAAATGCATATTCCCAAGAACTTCTGAATTTAATATCTAAAGGATTCCCAATGTATTTATCAGGATTGATAGGATTATATAATCCTTGTGTATATTTAGCATTAAATTTAGATTTATTGCTTGACATATTTTAAATTATTTTTTAAAAAATAAATGCAAGAGCAATAATCCATAATAATATTAGTAATATAAAATATAAAATTCTAATTTTTTTATCTCTTGATTTAGATTTTTCTTTTTCATTAATTGAATCTTCTAATCTTGTTAATGTATTTTTTAAATTAAATAAAGACATATCATTTTTAATAATATAATCATATGCACCTTGTTTCATCATTGCTGCTGCAACTTCAACATCTATCTGTCCAGATAATATAATTACATTAGTAGGTAAATTATTAACAATAACATAATTTAATACATCACCACCATTTAATCCTTTTTCAGATAATTTATGGTCAAGTATAATACAATCAGGTGTTTCATCTTTTAATGCAGTTATTACATCTTCTCCTGTATGATATAATTTAATCTTTTCAAAACCATTTTTTTCTAGATTTAATTGTACCAATTTAGCATAATAAACCATATCTTCAACTACATATAGATTTATTTTTCTATATTTCCAAATTCCAAATAATTTATCAAAAAATAATTTTTTAAACATTTTATAATATTTTTATTTTTATATATTAAAATTTGATAGGTTATAATTTAAAAAGAATGTAATCCTTTTCCTTCATTTGCTCTATCAATACTTATCATTTTAATAACATCATCATTATAACTCTTCTTATTATTAATTAGATTTATACCATCTGCAAGTCCACGTTTATAAATCTCAGTAAAGTAACAAAATGCTGATTCGTATTTTTTATGATTAAAATTTTTCCAATTTTGGAACATATGTAGGAGACCTTGTTGCATACAATCATTCTTGTCATCCACAGTATTATAATTTCTTTCTTTTTTTCTAATAGTATTCTTTGCAATCAAAATTAATAATTCACTTGCTCTTGGGGATAATTTTCCACGACCTTTACTTAAAATCATTTCATAATAGAACTCTCTGTCATCTAAATACTTTGCCATTTTATTAATTTTTTTTTATAAAAAATTTGTTTCCAAAATTTTTTTTAGTACTTTTGTAACTTGGGATAATGTTTTCTTATATATTTATTTTAAAACCCCATTTTACTTTATATTCTGTTATATATCAAAAGTTTCCAAAAGTTTCCTTATTCTGGTTAAAATAATTGATGTTTTTTCTTAATACACTAATAATCAATACATTAAAAATAATAAAAACTTTAATAAAATTAATAGATATATAAGATATGGATCTATTTAATTTACTACCTATTGCTAGAAGAGTGTCTGCTAATTCAATTGCAGATGATATAATTGGGATGAGACCTGATGAAAATTGGGATAAAGCAGTACATAGACATATGTTAGAAATGAGATTAAAGAAGATTACAAAAATAAAACAAAAATTAAATGACAAATAATGATTATTTAGATTATCTTTTTGAACATATTGATAAATGTATGAATTATTCAGATTATCTTGCTGAACATGTTGGTGGATATAAAGATAATAAATTAAAAATGAGATTAAAGAAGATTACAAAAATAAAACAACAGATGAAGAAATGAAAATGCCTTATTCACAAACACTAGAAGAATTTTGGTATCAATATGTTAAAAATATTAAAATAAAGAAAAGAAGAGAAAAGATTTTAAAATTAAAAAAGAAGATTGGTTAATCTTCTTTTTCTTCAGGTGGGGTTTTAGTAAATGTAGTAACTAGTGGAACATCTTCATCATTCATACCACCATAGTCTTTTCTTTTAAATAAAAGAATTCTTCTATTTATAGCATCTAATTTTTTTCTTTCATCTTTGCTTAGATATTTAGCTTCTTGTTTTTTACGATGTTTTTCTTTTTCATCTTTAATACTTTCATTTACAAATTCTTTAAATGTTTTCATACTCTATATATATTTTATAAAATTTGATTTAATAATAAATCAAACATATCATTTGCTTTATATTTTTCAATATCTTCTTTCATCATACCCCAAACTTCTTGTCCATGTTCTTCATTTCCTCTTAACATTCTACTTTGAAATCTAATAAATTGATCAAATCCCATATCTGTCATAGCTTTAATTGTGAAATCATTTGATTCTGATTCTAATTCTTTATATGCTTTTAAGAAAGTTTGTTTATCATTATTTTTAACACTATCAAAATAAGGACCCATAAATCTACCTTCTTTATGTTGGTCTGCATGGCGAGATTCATGTAGTGTAATAAATAATTTTATTTCCCCTGGTACTCTTGGTATAGAATTGATTGCTACTGTATTTTCATCAAGAAAACATCCCATTATTGGATGTGGTGTATTGAATGGGAAATAGTGGATTTTAATTCTATTTCTATTTTTTCCCCACCAATCAATTACATTTTCTTGTATATCTTTTGGAAAATGAAGTTCTTTAACAAAATCTTCAATAGAAATAGTACTTGGTATTTCAACACTTTCATTTACAAATTGTAGAAATGTTTTCATATTATTTTAAATTTTGTTTCAAATTTTCCACCAATAACCTTACATGGTTTATCTTTGTAAACAGTAAATGTAATATTATACTCTCTACCCATCTCATCTAATTTTTCAATTTTGGAAATTTTAACATATTGTTCATTTTTCCATAAAAATGATTGATTTTCAATTAAAAATTTAGAAAACGATTGTAATGTTTTAACAGGTATTGAATCTGTTAAAGTGAATACTTCTTCATTTAAGAAGTTATCATATTTTATTATTTTTTCCATTCTTTTATTGATATTTTTTATTATATATTAATAATTTTATTTATTATATTGTTTACTGTATTTTAATAATAATTCTATTATATTAGATTCTATACCATTTTTCAATAGGAATTCTTTTATATCTGGTTCTATTTTATGACTTGGACCAGATACAAGTATTGCATCTGGATTTACACCATTATCTAATAAAAATTCTAATATTTCAAAATGATTATTTCTAACAACACCTTTTAATAAAGATTCACTCTTATTAAAATCAGCACCTTCATCTAGTGCTTTTTTAGCTAACCATACCCAATTATATTTACATGCTTTTAAAAATTTTTCATTAGGACTTAATTTATTTAAAGATTTTTCAATTTCTTCTTCAGATTTAGGTCTCATTAATTCCCTTACATTTAATTCTTCATTTATAAATTGTTCAAATGTTTTCATTTTTTGTTTTTCTTTCCACTTTTTCAAAATGTCTTTAGTAGTATCAATATAATCATCTCTACGATATATCCATGCACCTGAATTTTCCACTACTTTATTAGAATCCCAATAAGCTAATTTCTTTTCAGGATAACATAACCAAGATATTTCATAATTATTTTTAGTTTTAACTTTTATTTCAATTGGTTCAATTCCTTCAACTAATGATTTAAAATAATTATCTACTGAATCATATTTTTCATTATCTTGTGATATTAAATATAAATCTTCTAATTTTGTTTTAAATAATGTAGATATTTTATTAAATTCATCTGTATTGTTTTCAAAATCACTTAATTTATTTTTACTTATAGATAAATTATAAAATGCTGTTTTTAATTCTGCATCTGATCTAGGTGTCATTAATTTCCTAATATCTAATTCTTCAAATATAAATTGTTCAAATTTTTTCATACTCTATATATTCTTTATTTGATTTATATTATTGTCTAATAATTTTTCTAATCCAAAATGTTTTGGTTCAATTTTTAATAATTCATCTAATGTAACCCATTTATAATCTTCTGTTTCAACTACCCCTCTTTCATTTTCCCAATCTAATCCCGGTTCAAATTCATCTTCAATCAATCCAATAAAATTATGATATGTAAATCCCCTTTCTTTATAAATATATGATGGGATTAATTTAATTGTATTATTATATCCAGATTCTTCTTCAAATTCTCTAATTGCAGATTCTTCAATATCTTCATTATCTTCAATTTTACCACCCCAGATTCCCCAAGTATGAGGTTCTAATACATAACTTGATCTAAATGCAAGTAAGAATCTTTTAGTTTTTTTACAATATGGTAAAATTCCAGCACCAATATTTCCCCATCTACCAGTATTTGTCATATGTTCATTAATATTAGTTTTAACTAATAATACAGGTGAATCAGTATAACCAGCAACATAATTATTAATTATTTGATTTGTCATATTATTATAATTAATAATATCATAATTTTCCGGTGCAAATACATATTCCATATATTCTTTAAAGGACATATTATGAACATTCATATAATGAATTATTTGTTTATCTTTATCATCCATATCACCTATATTGTTATCATAAATATTTTCTAATTTTTTTATAACATTTGATATATTATTTATATTAATATTATCATAACCGGATTTAATTGATAAATGAACAGATAAAGCATATGGTTCTTCAAATAAATCTAATTCATTTTCTAATATTTTATTAGGACAAACACCAAATTCTTTTGGTAAACAAACAATTTTAGCATTATCAAATGGTATTACTTTATAAGAATTTGTTCCATAAGTATTTGATAATTTTATATCTGTTGACATATTTAGTGAATTTTTCTTTAATGGTAAATTTTTATTTTTCCATAAATCAGATGATACAAATTCAGTAGCAATATAATTGTAATTATATTTAAGCTGTGTTATTGTTTTTTTACTATTTATTAAATAATAATCACCATCTAATTGTTTATCACCTCTATAAAAATAGATATTATTTTTAAGATAAGTTGTGCAATTTTTAGTAAGGATATTTTTGTATTCAGTTTCATTTAATCCAATAATATATTTATCAGAATTATTTACATTTTCCTTTATAAATTGATTATAGTTTTTCATAGTTTACTTTCATTAATATTAGTTTTGACTAATAATACAGGGGAATTAGTATATTCTGCTGTATATTTATTGTCTTTCCAACTATCTCTAGTATCAAATTTATCTTTTAATGATTCAATATCATCATAATTGATTATATCATAATTTTCTGGTGCAAATAAAAATTCCATATATTTTCTAAAAGTCATATTATGTTTTTTCATATTATCAAGTACTACAACCATATCATCATCCCATAAAGATACATTTCTTGGTTTATCAAAAATATTTTCTAATTTTTGAATAACTTCTTCTACATTAGTAATATCTATTTTTTTCTTATAACCACTAAACCCTACTAATTTTTCAGCAAAAGCAGATGGACCCATAGTATAATTTAATTCATCTTTAAATATTTTAGTATTATAATTACCAAATAACTTAGGCATACAAACAATTTTAGCATGGTCAAATGGTATTACATAATAATACTTATCTGCAAAAACTGATGTTATACCACCAGTAGTAGCCATATTTAATGAATTTTTCTTTAATGGTAAATCTTTACTTTTCCATAAATCAGATGAAATAAATTCAGTTGTAAGATAATTAAAATGAAATTGAAATTGATTTATTGTTTTTTCACTATTTACAAAATAATAATCACCTTTTAAACTTTTATCTCCTCTATAAAAATGAAATCTGGTTTTAAGATATGTTTTGCAATATTTATTACGAATATTAAAATACATATTCTTATCTAATTCAGTGATATATTTACCTGAATTTACTATTGATTCAATATCATCTGATGATTCTAATAAAAAGTTTTCAAAGTTTGTTAAGTGTTTCATCCTTTTTTCAAATTAATTTTTGGTGCTACTTTATTAAAATTTATAGTTGGTTTTGCTTCTATTTTTTCTTCTGCATTTATATCTTTTACTGCATGATAAATTTCATAAAAAGATAAAGCTACTATAAAAGAAGCCAATATTTTTTCTAATGTTTCCATAGTTGGTACATATTCTTTTACATATGGTAATATAATATTTAATATTTCTACAAGTTTACCTGTTTGATCTAATCCTTTTGTTAATATCTCTTCTATACTAAATAATGAAGTAGCTATAACAACAAGTTCAGTAACTATTATTCCTAGTGCGGTAAATTCAAATGGACCAGGTCCTTTAAGTTTACTTGATACAAAAGATACTCCTTTTAATAAATTTTTACTTAGAAAATCACCTAATGTCGTTAATAATTTATCAACCCAATTTAAACAAAGTGCTATAATTTTAAGAATTAATTTAATCCACCATTTAGCTTTACCTCCTTTTTCTGGTGGTGATGTTTCATTCATACCTACTACCCAAGATAAGAAAAAAGATGTAGTTTTTTTAGCACCATCTTTAACCTTGTCTGTTGTAGTATCAACTTTAATATCTGATATATTTTTTTTGAATTCATTTCCATCTTGACCAATAAAAAATAAATATTCTCCTTCTACTCTATTTACTTCTTTTTCTACTTCTTTTCCTTCTTTATTAATATATTTAACTTTATCTCCTTGTTTATATTCTACTTCTTCATTTATTATATAAAAAGATTTTAATATATCTACTGATTCATCTAAATCTTCAATAATATCTAATTCAGGTTCTAATGAAGTTTCTGCTTCTGTACCTTTTTCATTTACTTTTTGATTAAATACATCTACAAATTTATCCTTTATCCAAACTGTAGTTTCTTTTAATTGACCCATTTCTGCTGTCACTTCTTTTTCTTTAAGTTTATCTGGATTAATTTTAACTTTTGCTTTAATTTTATCAATAATATCTTTTGTAGGAACTAATATTTTTTTAAATCCATTTACTATGTCTTTAACAAAACTTGTTATACCAGATACAAATGCTTTAAAATTATTTTTAACTAAATCAATTTTTTCTTTTATTTTATTAAAAATTTTTTCTCCTTTTTCTTTAGCAGTATTCCATACATTAGTAGTTAAATCTCCTAACCATCCTTCATTAAGTGAATCAATTTTATAATTAATAAGCTGTTCTTTAATAAAAACTCTTTCATCAATAGTAAATACTTCTGAATTTAATGATAAACTCCAAAAATTTTTAGAAAAATTCTTTAAAACTTGTCTTTCTATAACCATTAATCTACTATCAATCTGTTTACTGGTTAAATTGAATGATTCATTTATAAATTTTTCATAAGTATGTAAATATTTCATATATTATATTTTTTTTAAATTAAAAAAGGGTGAAATAAATTTCACCCTTTTATATATTAAATATTAAAAATTAAAGTTTCTTTCTATCTGAAATTTTTTGATTTTTAACATCTTGAAGATTTTTAGTTAAATTATGTTTATGAATTAATAAATTATCAAATGCAGCTTTTAATTCAGCTGATTCGTTCATTAAATCACCAACTTCTTTTAATTGTTCAATTGATTCGTTAACTTCTTTTAATTTAAGTTCAATTGATTGTTCTTTATCTTCTAATTTTCTAAAATGTCTTAATTCTTTAGAAAGTTTGTTTTCAAAGAATGGTGTTAAATCATATTCCATTTCTCTTTGTACATCTTGGATAAGTTGATTAACTGATTCATATTCAAATAAAGAAGAACCTGTTCTTTTATCAACATTATAAATATACATTTTATCTTTATAATTAAATGCAAAAGTTTCTGTTAAAGGTCTTTTCATTGAAGTAACTTTACAAGCAACATCTAATTCAACAATTTTATCTAAATTACTTGTTACTCTTTCAATTACATGATAGTAATTTTTCTTCATAAAAGGTACAAGTGGGGAATTAAATAAATCTTCTAATGTAGATTCTTTATCTGTTTCTTCACCATTAATGAATAATCTATTATCCATACTTACTGAAATTGCAAGATTTTCATCTAATTGAAATTTAATTGCATCTTTATCAAAATTAGATAATTTCATTGCTTGTTCTAATGCTTCTAAAGTTTTCAATTTTTCTGCATCTTTAACTTGTTCAGCTAATATACATTGTTGTACAGTACCTTCTTTTAATAAGAACCATCTGTCACCTACAAATGCAACATGACCACCTTTTACTGATTCTACAACTGTAAATATTTTTGATGATGTTGAACCATTTGAATTGAAGTTTTGTTTTTGTGTTGGATTTTGAATTAAACCAGCTACAAATACTTTAATCTCAGGAACCCAATCATACATTCCTAATTCATTAACAATTGATTCCATTCTTAATTCATCAGAATCTTTTGAAATTGCATCAAGAATCTTTTGAAGTGGATCTCTGTAAAGCATACCAAAATTCTTTCTTTCAACAACTTTATATAATTTTTTTAAATCATATACTAATGGTCTTGCTTCAAGTTCTTCATCAAAACTTTCGAATAATCTCTTTAAGTCATTATCATAACTGTAATTAGATAAATTCATCTTTAATGATTCTACTAATTCTCTTTCTGACATTTTATCAAATTGATATAAATGTTTTTCTATAACTTGTGAAATCTCTAATTGTTCTAATGTTAAAGATTGTTTGAAGTTAAATAAGTCAAATTTCCAATTTTTCATTTTGTAATTATTTGTTTTTTAGGATATTAGGTAAACCCCATATCTTGCATCTTTTCTTTTTTTTATCTTTAGAAAATCTATATCTATATATTAATAAAAAATATCCCTTTTTTCCTAAATTCAATCAAACTATTTTTAAAATCCTAAATACAATAGATATTATGTTATGTAAAATAATAAAATTATGGAAGAATTTATTAAGAAAAAGAAAGTAAAAAAGTTATTTAAAATTCTAATTAAATTAGGATTTCAAAAAATAACATCAAATGATTTAATTATTTTTAAATTAAGTTATAATGAATTTATTATTCTTCCTAAAGATAATATAGGAATGCACCATTTAAAGGCAACAAGACATCATTTATATTATCTGGGTCTAATGGATAAAAAGAAATTTAATAAAAAACTAAAAATATATGAATAAAAAATTTGATTTTGATGATATTAATCTTATTCCAAGATATAGTACAGTAAATAGTAGACAAGAATGTGATACCACTATTAAAATTGGTAACTTTACATTTAAAAATCCAGTTATTCCAGCAAATATGGAATCTGTTATTAATGAAGAATTATCAATTCAATTGGCTAAAAATGGATATTTCTATGTTATGCATAGATTTGGTACTGATAATATAGAATTTATTGGTTTTATGAAACAAAATAATTTAATATCATCTATATCAATTGGTGTAAATGAAGATTCATATCATTTAATTGATAATCTAGTAAAATCTAACTTAATACCAGATTATATAACGGTGGATATAGCTCATGGACATTGCAAAAAAATGAAGTTAATGTTAAAATATCTTAAAGAAAAAGTACCCACTACTTTTGTAATTGCAGGAAATGTAGCAAGTATTGATGCTACTGTTGACTTAGATAATTGGGGTGCAGATGCAATAAAGGTAGGCGTGGGTCCAGGTTCGGCATGTACCACTTACCCAACTACTGGATTTGGAAGTAGAAATATTCAAGCATCAGTAGTAAATGATTGTGCAAGTGTAACAAAGAAACATATTATATGTGATGGTGGAATTAAAACACCTGCTGATATTTCAAAATCTATTGTAATGGGTGCTTCATTAATAATGGTAGGTGGAATGTTATCATCTTTCTTAGATAGTCCAGGTAGAATGGTTGAAATTGATGATGTTAAATATAAAGAATTTTATGGAAGTGCATCATCAAGACAAAGTAATAAGACAAATAGAATAGAAGGTACTGTTAAATTAAATAAAATTAAAAATACCACAATGGTAGAATATATGGAATATCTTTCTGAATGTCTTCAAAGTGCTATTTCTTATGGTGGTGGGAAAAAATTAACAGATTTACATTCTGTAAAATGGATATAAAATATTATGGCATTACTTAATTTTGCTGACAAGATAGTTTATGAAGCAGTATGGCGTACATATTGTGAATTTGATTTTAATAAATACCTAACAGATAGTGTAATTAAAATGGATAATAATATTATAACATTTCGTGTTAATATTGCACCAGATAATAAAATAGTACCATTAGAATTTATAATAGATATGATTAGATCAAATAGTATTATAACAGTTACTAAAATTAATACTAAGAAAGATGGTACTATTCTATTTAAAACAATTTTTAATAAATTTCAATTTTTAAGTATTAATAATTTATTTGATATAGATTATAATAATAATGTACCTATGGAAATTGAAGTATCCTATACATTTGAAGATATGGAATTTATAAATTGTAATGACTTACAAAAAGAAAGAGCTGTAAAAATTAATAAAATTTTAAATAAAGGATTTAAATATCCTTTTTTAACAAGAAAAGAATTAAATATAAAATAATTTTGTTAATTCAATTTCTTTATCTATCTTTGTAGAATAATTAAAAACTATAAAGATATGACAAAAACATTTTTGATTGGTTTATTCTTATACATTACTGGATTGTTAGTATGGGTATTTGCGATTATTATCCCTTATACTAATAAGATACTAACTCATTTACAATCAGTTGCAAATGACCATATTAATCTTGATTTTATATATTGTTTTAAACAATTTATGTTTGGGTTTGGATGGACAATTCTATTAGGGATTGTAATACAACTAATAATAATTTTAGGAATTAGAAAATTCTTTTATTAAAACTTTTTATGAATAGAGAAGAATGGTTTGATGATGGTGTTGATAGAAAAATAGAATTAGAAGATAAATTAAAAGATATTAATGATTCTATTGAACTGTTAGAAGAAGCTGAATATTTATTTAAAAGATCAAATGATTTAAAAAAGATTTATAATGATTTAGTCACTAATAAATATAATGTAATTAATGATTTAGAAAATCTTAAAAATGAAAAAGTAATTAAAAGAATTAATAAAATTAAAAAAATTAAATCAAAATTATGAGTACTATAAAAGAACAACTTCTTCGTAAAATTGCAGATAGAATCAGAAATAATGTAGGTATTATTGAATTTGCAGATGAACGTGAAGCAGAATTAGAAATTACTGATTGTATGAAATTAATTGAAGATGATTTAAAACTTTATCAAATAAGAAAAAAACTATGAGCGCATATGATGAATTCGACATATATGGAAACCCTATTGGATTTATCCCTGATGATATTAAAAAGGGTGATGTAGTATCTTATATAGATGCTAGGTCTAAAAAAGTAAAACATGGCTCTATCACTATATATGTGAAGTTAGTAGGAATATGGGATGGTGAAAAGGTTGAATTTACAGATAAAGATAAAACAGTTGTTAAAACTATAAATTGGCTTAAATTAGAAAAATAAAATAAACATTATGAGCAGAACATTAAGAAATTACAAAGGGATTGAACATCCTGAAAAAACAAGGAAGAAATTAAAAGATCATAAATTTTTTGGTTGGGGTGAAGATAATTGGGCACGTCTTGGTGGAAAAGATGGAAAGAAAAGAAGTTATGGACATTTTTCCGGTATGTCAGCTCTTTACCCTAAACATATGGTAAAAAGAAAGAAAGAAGTACAACTTGATGATATGTTAAATTCTTAAAATATGAAACACACTAAATTTTTAGAATGTCGAATTGAAAATTGTAATTCTTGTAAGTTAAGTCTAACACAAGATAATAAAAATATCTTTACAGATATTGCAAATGAATTAGATATGAATACTAAAGAAAGGTATTTGGTATTACCAAATTCTATTTGTGCAAGAGAAATTCTTATCCATCATAATCCTGATACTTGGAAACATAAAGTAGATATATTAGCGGAAGAAATGAAAGATGTATCTATGGATGATTCTTATGATTTTATGATAAATTATTTTTCTATTGAAAGAAAAAAATTGAAAGAAATAATGAAAAAGAGATTAGATTTTCAAAGAAGTTATGTTAAACAACCCAGTTGTGGGTGTAATTGTGAATGTAAATGAATAAAAAAATCCTAAAATTAGCACAATCACTATTAGAAAATAAGGATTGTCAAAATCAACAATTTCATTTAACTTTGAATTATAAAGAAGTAATTAAAGATGAATATCTTTCTCATATGGTAGGTACTACTTTGGTACATGATGGTATTGTACATCCACTTATCAATGATGATGGATTTAAAAGAATTGAAGAAGAACTATCTAAAGTTGAAGTAAAAAATTTCAATCTTAGTGTAAAATTTGAAAATGGTATTTCTAAAAGTCATAAATATGCAACAGATTGGTACACTACACAATTTATATTTAATGGTGAAGAAAATATTGAAGTAGTGTTTGATTGTTTATCATCAATTGGTGGTTTAAAACAAACAACTTTTAATCAATTTTACAAAAATCCAGTAATAATTGAAGAAGATAAGATTGATGAAGGTGTACAAAATCTTGTTGACTTAAAAAACATGTTGAACAAACAAAGAACTAAAATTATTAAACAATTAAATAAATTCAATTAATATTAACCTTTTAAAATTATAAAATTATGTATCTAATTTTCATTTTCATTGTCCTTACTATCCTTACCGTTTTTATGGTAAAGGCTACAACTAAAAAGAAAAATTTCTGGTGGGAACTTATTCCATACCTTGTTGGTTATAGTATAGCATTTATTTTTGTATCTGGTATTGCATATTTTACTGAATATGATAGTAAAAAATATTATACATTTGAATACAGTGATATTCAAATTCAGTCTGCATTTACTGATAAAGTATTTGAACTTGATGGTGCATTTATCCTTGGTATTGGTAGTGTACGTGGTAGTACATCTAGTGATTATATTGTTTATGGTCAATTTGATAAGGGATTAAAAAGATTAGAATTAAATCCTACTAATTATTTTGTAAGAGAAGATAATACTAAACCCCCTTGTGTAGAAAATTACCATATCAGAAAAATTTATAACCCTTATAAATCTAAATGGACTATATTTAGTAGAAATGTTACAAACACAGGTAGTTGGAATCAAAATAGTGGATATTATGGTACAAGTCCAGTCTTAGTAGTTCCAACAAATACCATTAGAAAAGAATATTCATTAGAATAATTGTGTATTAAATAAAAATGTATTACCTTTACAGAATAATTATAAATTAAAAAACAAAAAAAAGTATGAAAGCAAAACATGTGTTTATGGTAGTGATTCTTGCATTGTTCACTTGGTTGTCAATGTATTTTGGGATGCCTACTCTTAGTTATGGTTGGTTTGGTTGGCCAGTTATTCTATTCTTTGGTGGTGTTATTATAACCTTATTTTCATTTGAAGATGGTGAAATTGAAGGTGATTGGACAACTGTTGTAGGTATTGTTGCAATGTGTGTAGGTGCATTATTTATTATAGTACTTCCACTCTTTTCATCTGTAATGTTTAGGGCAAGTGAATATCGAACTCTAATTGGTGATGTAGAAGTAAAGACTTTTTCTAATGATATTAGTCCTATTTCTCCTGAAGAAATTGTCCTTATTGATTATGATGTAGCAGCAAAACTTGCTGATAAGAAACTTGTGTCTGAAAATATGGCACTTGGTAGTCAAACTACTATTGGTCAATTCACTCTTCAAAAGGTTGGTAAACATTTATTCTATGTTGCTCCTTTAAATCACACTGGTTTTTGGAAATGGAGAAATATGAAACAAGGTACACCTGGTTTTATGATTGTTAATGCTATTAATCAAAATGATGTTAGACTTATTACGAAATTAAGTAATGGTGAAGATGTTAGATTGAAATATCAAGATGGTGGATGTTTTGGTGATTATATTGAAAGACATGTATATAGAAATGGTTATAGAAATGTAGGATTTACAGATATTTCCTTTGAAGTAGATGATGATATGAATCCATTCTATGTAGTTACACTTTATGATAAGAAAGTTGGTTATGCTGGTGAAGATGCTACTGGTTGTTTAATTGTTAATCCTAAGACTGGTGAAATTCAGAAATATGGTATTGATGATGCTCCTGCTTGGGTAGATAGAATTCAACCTAAAGAATTTATTAATACACAGTTTGATGATTGGGGTAAGTGGGTTCATGGTTGGCCAAATTGGAGTGACCAAGATAAAATGGTATTAAGTCAAGGTTCACAACTTATTTATGGTGAAGATGGTAAGTGTTATTTTTATAGTGGTATTACATCAGTAGGTCAAGATGATGCAAGTATGGGATTTGTTCTTGTAGATACTCGTACTAAAAAGACTACCTTCTACAAAGTAGGTGGTGCTATTGAATCTGCAACTCAAAGTTCAGCAGAAGGTAAAGTACAAGAAAAGGAATATAGAGCATCATTCCCAAGACCATATAATATTAATGGTGTATGGACTTATGTAATGGCTATGAAGGATGCAGAAGGTCTTATTAAAGCAGTTGCTCTTGTATCTTATGCTAATTATGAAATTGTAGGTATTGGTGAAAATATCCAAGATGCTATTAGAAATTATAAAGCAGTATTGAATAGTAAAGGAAATGTACTTGCTCCTTCAAGTGATAACACTATGAATCAAATTAAAGACATTATTGATAGGATTGGTACAGATGTAAAGGAAGGTCAATTGTATTACTATTTAGTACTTGATAAGTATCCTAATACATTATTTATAGGTACATCTAATATGTCAAATGAATTTCCTGTAAGTGAAAAAGGTGATTCAGTAAAAATTAACTTTGTATCTGGTGCAGATGAAGGTGAAATCTTTATTGATAAGTTTGATAACTTACACTTTAATTTTAAGAAAACTACTGCTCAATTGGGTAAGGTTATGCAAGATTCATTAGTAGATGTAAGGATTGATAATGAAAATGTAGATAATAGTTTTAAAGCTAATATTGAAAATCTGACTACTGAACAGAAAGCAGAATTAAATAAACAATTGAAGAAGAAATAAGATGAAATAAAAAAGGTGAAGAATTATTCTTCACCTTTTTTTCTTTTTATAATCATTTTTAAATGGGTTTTTTCTTTTAAATCAATATCAAAATCTTTCTTAACTTGTTGTTTTATAAAGTCATAAAGATAATGTTCTTCAAATATAATATTCCAATTATTAGGTATTCTTTTAGTTTTAAGATATTCAACTGTAATGGGTAAATAATTTTCTTTTAATTCTCTTTTCCAATTATCAGCATATCTATATTTAAGTAACCAATGTAATAATGTTCTAAAACTATCATCTATTTTTCCCCAATGTTCTTCAAATTCCTGTAACATTATTGGGTCTGATTTTTCTCTAATTTTAATTATATCTTCTGGATCAATTTGTCCAAAGTTTGTAGAACATATCATATCTCTAATAATTACATAATCAAATCCTGTATTAAAAATCTTCTTCCAAAATTTACTAGTATCTTTACCACCAGCATAAGAATAAACTTCATGAATAACAGAAGATAATAAAATTCCTTTTTGTTTATCTTTATATTGATTATTTAATAATGACATAATTTGATCCCAATCATCTGTAAAATTAATATGGGGATATTTTTTCTTAGATGTATTTATCATACCTTCATCAATATCATATCCAATTAATTCCATTTCAGGTTTAACAGTTGATAAATAATTTAGTAATTGTCCATCAGCAGAACCAAAATCAACTAATACATCAACATCTATTTTATCAAGGAAAAATAATTTATCATTCATACCTTTACGCATACCATCTAAGTATTTATCCATATTATCTATGGATATTTTACCTACATTGAACTCTAATAAAAAGTCTTTAAATGTTTTTACTTTCATAGTTTAAAAATTTTCTTTAGGTGTGTCATTCCATCTAGTTTTACCATCTGGTTTATCATCATCAATATACTGTGTATCCCAAATCCAATTCTTCCAATAAACTGCTCTAATCTTGGATAAATCTTTAGGATCTTTTAATGCTGGCTTAGTCTTACATGGTAGACGATCCCAATTAATTTCATCATCATTATCACAGATTATATAATCATCACTATCTTCAAAGAATGAAGGGTAATAAGTTTGTACTGTTAATGTAAATTTAATATGTTTTTTATTTTCAGAATCTAAATTTTGTTCTCTTATAATTTCAATTTGTTTATCATCCGGTAAAGCAAAAACTGCATCGATTTTTATAGAATAATAATCAATACTGAAGAACATATAATTAAATAACATATTCATTAATTTTTCAGAACATTTATAAACGTCTATTTCTGTTATAAGTGTTATATCTACATCATATGTAATTTTAAGTGGAATACCTTTAGTCTTTTGTAAAAAAGATTTCATTTCACCATTTATAATTGCATTTTTTGAAATGTATGTATTTGGATTAGCAAATTCAGATGTATCTGTTGTAAAACTATTAAAAGTAACAACACCCCTTGGAATTTGGTCTGTGTTTAATTCTATTCTTGAATCAACAATATCATCAACAAATGCATCCAATACAAATCTATCATTACCAGCCATTGACATATAAAAAGGAACTACTACTCTAATCTTCTGATCGTGGAAATAATTTATCCAATTAATTCCACATCCTAATGTTTTTGTTAATGCTACACTGACCATTCTAAAAAAAGAATCATCAAAATTTCTTTGTTCACCTATCATAAACTATTTATATTTTTCTTTATATATTAAATTATATTAACTATAATTTTCATGAATAAAACAGTACAAAAACTTCAACAATACATAAATTCTGTTTATGAATTAAATACTAATATTATCTTTACTGCTCCAACTGGTTCAGGTAAAAGTCATTTTTTTAATGAAAATATAGTAATTGATTTATTAAAAGAAAAAAAGACTTGTGTAATAATAGTTTCACATACTATTATACAAATTGGAATAATGGATAATTTTGAACTACTTATAAAAGAAGAAGATATTTTCTCTAAAAATACTAATTCTATTCATTTTAAAAATGGTTCTAAAATAATAATTTCTACTTTCCAAAAAGAATTTAATAATTTACCAAATATAACTTGTGATATATTATATCTTGATTCTATTGGGAATTTAAGTAATAAATATCTTGTAAAAATTAAACCATTAATAATATCAAAATATCATAAATTAATAATTACTGATTCTTATGAAAGTGGAGTTCTTTCTAAAATTATAGATATGTTAAAATATAAACCATATTATTATAAAAATATTACTCAAATGAGTGATGTTATATTAGAATTAAGAATGTTAAAAATAAAAAAGATAAAAGAATGTATTATGATATAGACCCAATAAGAAGAGAATATCTTTATTCTTTATTTATTAATAATAGAATTCTTATATTAGATTGGCCAAGGAATATTGGTAAAAGTAAATATTCTTTAACTTGTATATTAGATTATGCAATTAATCATCCACATTCTAAAAATATTGTAATTGGACATAATATGTCATTAGAAAATTTAAAACAAAAATTATTAAGGTGTAATCAAGATAAATTTAATCTTATTCATAGTCATTCAAATAATAAAATTACATTAAAAAATGATTCTATTATTTATTTTAGTGAAGAGATTAGGGGGGACTCATATGATACTGTAATGATAGATGAACAAGGTTATGTTAAATTAGATATAACACCTATATTGAATAGTAAAATAATAACAAATGGTACATCAGCTATTGATTGTTTTTTTAGTGCATATGTAGAAAGATATAGTGAAATTGCATATGTTAATAAATATGAAAAAGATTTATTATCTTATTTGAGATTGAAGAAAATTGAAAAGATTAAAAATAATATTTAATTTAATCTTCTTATTGAAAAAGTAAATGTTTTTTGATTAAAAACATCTTTAACTAATTTAGAAAGTAATTGTTTTATTTTATCAGTACTCATTATTTTATATTCTGTTTCTGAAATTTCAGAAAAAGCAATATTTTTATCCCAACAAAATTCTTTAAATTCTAATTTATATTCTTCCTGTATATGCAAATAGATATTACCATGACTTTTAAATCTACCATTAATAGGTACATCATCAATATATATTTTAGGCATA